TCCGCCATCTATAGTTACTGCATTAGACGCAGAGTAAGCACCACCAATCGAAGGACTCGCAGTACCAATCCCTACGTTGCCTGTATCACCTTCAACCACCAGTTTGCTCGTATCTACTGTGAAATCATCTCCTGCATCAGAGCCAAGAACCACATTAATTGAAGTGCCAGCATCAGAAGAAATGCTGTCTAAAGATATGTCTCCAACATTTGTGATGTTATTATCGTTAAAACTTACAGCTGGTGTTGAACTGTCAACGGTGAGTATGGCTGTGCCATCTGATTGCTGTACCTCAAATGCGTTTGCATCACTAGTTCCCAAACCTCCAATAGTAACTTTTATTGGAAATTCTGCCTCTAATAAATTAAATTTTTTCATAATTTTTCCTATCGGTACAGTATTGTACCAGTTTGACTAACTGCAAATGTTATCGTAAAAGCGTTAGTACTTGTTTGAGTAAGTTCAAAATCTACACTATTATTTGAACCATCTATTACCATAATAGCAGGAGGTCTATAACCCAAACTATGAGTGACTGTAACACTCGTTTGACCAGTAAACGATTGTGTAAATGTAACTGCTTCTACACTAGGTACTACTTGTTTGACTATTGTATTAAACATATCAACCTCTTGACACTCTCACTGAAGCAGTATTATTAGATACTGTTCTGCATTGAAAGTAAATAGAATCACCACTTTGTCTTCCACCGCCAGCATGTTTTTCAAGTAATTTTCCCCAAGGTACATTCATTTGAATTAATGTATTTGCTGGCAATTTTAAACTATTTGACGTATTAATAACATCAGTAGTACTTAATCCCCATGTCCAATACAATTCGTAATCACTGTATATAAATATTTTTGAAACTGGGAACGGGCATTCAGCATTTTTAGTGGTTGATTGCGTTGGCTCTAAAGCTGTTAGTTCTTCAAAACCAAACGCAAAACTTGCATTATTATTTTCAGTTACTCCCTGAAATCTTAAATTTGTTCCTTCTCCTGCCATTTTATTCTCCTTTGTTTAGCATGACTTACCGAGCGAGAATTCTCATGGTCATGTCTTTTTGTTATTAATTATTAAGCATTTTGTCCTGCAACCAAAACATTAACAGTCGCTTCATGAGTTCCACTAGTATAAGCACTTGCACCTATAAGCACATTTGCCAATGTGAGACCTCCTACTATTGGGACAACAATACCTTCGCCAACTGCAAGTTCTGCCAATCTTATTTCACCAGTACTCTTAATAGCAACATAAACAGTAGCAACTGTTCCTAATGTACTAACATATTCAACTGCTATAGCTTCAACTGTAACTGGAAGAGTACCAGAAGTTGGACCACCAGCCCCTTTTTGCCATCCGCTTGAATCTAAACCATCTGTAGTATTATCTTCAGCTACAACAGAGCTAGTATACCTTGCTACAGCATCACTATCATACGCTGCCGCAATATTATATTTTCCACCAAATGTTCTTCCTGCATGAGCATCAACTGCCAAATGAGTGTAATCGCCATCTGCTGAACCTTCGTTAGTTACACTATTATCATTTACAATAGTTAAAGAACCTGCTGTTCTTAATTCATTCGCCATAATATTTATCCTTTATTGTTCTTTAGTTTGCGAAATTACACCTGCAAACATTGTTATTTTATTAAAATAATTTTGTTGTAATAATTGAACTTCTTGCAAAGCAACTTGACCTCGATTATTGTAATCTTGTGAAATTTGTATTCTTACTCCTGCTTCTTGTAAATAAGCAAGAGCTTTTTGTAAATCTGCTTGAAATCTAGTTGATTCATTTTGAACCTTTGCAGAAAAATCGCTAATAACAGTTTGAGATTCTGCTGAATATTCTCCGATTAAAGCAGTGTTCTTTGCTGAATATTCATTAATATAAGCAGACGTCAAAGCTTGATATTCTGCTATTTCACTATTTCTTTTAGCTGACAATTCATTAACATAAGCCTGAACTTTTGCTGAATAACTTCCAACTATTGAAGAATATTTATTAATTTCTCCAGTAACTTTTGCACTATACTCCGCTATTTCAGAATTAGTTTTAGCAGAAAATTCATTAATGAAAGCAGTAACTTGTTGTTGATATTCCTGAACTTCTCGTTCTAAATTCAACTGTGCTTCCTGTATTCTATAAGAAACATTGGCAGAAAACTCTTGAACTACAGCTTGAACGTTTGCCTGATAATTAGTTATGTCAGCACCAGTCTTTGTTCCATATTCTGCTATTAAATTACTATTTTGAACTTCATACTTTGATATTAACTTTTGATAATTAGCAGTATATACAGCAACATCAGCTTGAATTTCTGCTGTATATTGATTAACTAATTTAGAGACATCAGCAGAATAGTGTTGTATTTCTGAAGAATAACTGCTAACAGCTTCTTGAACTTGAGCTGAATACTTATTAATATCATTAGAATATTCTGCTATCACAGCTTGGAATTTATTTGAATATTCTGAAACTTCAGCATTAATTAAAGCATTGTATTTACCAAGAATCTTTTCAACATTTGCACGATGATTAGCAACGTCAGAAGTACTTTCTACCGTATATAAATCTACCTGCTTTCTAATATCGGCTTGGTATTTATTAAATTGATTTTGGTAATCTTGTAAAATCTTTTGTACTTGAGCAGAATACTTTTGAATATCATTGCTATATTCATTAATCATAGCTCCTGATTTTGATTGATATTCAGCAATATTTACATTATTCTCTTGTGAAAATTTTTCAATAGCTTTCTTATAATTTGCTTGATATTTAGAAATGTCAGATTGACTTTCAGCTACATAAGTATCAACAGCCTTTCTTACTTGAGCTACATAGTTTTGGACATCTGCTTGATATTGCCCAACTGCTTCTTGAATATCACTATTATATTTATCTAAATCACGTTGTTTTTGAGTGTTCCATTCACCAACATCAGCATCCATTTCAACTTTAAATTCTTGTATTTGTCTTTGAACATTTGCACTATATTCACCAATTTTCGCAGTAGCTTCAGCTTGATATTCTCCAATAACAGCTTGAACTTTACCATTATATTCAGAAATCTCAGACTGAACTTGACTTTGCCATTTAACAAGTTTAAACTGAACTTCTTCAGAAACCCATTCTTTAACAGAAGAATTTACTTGATTCTGATATTTGCTTATATCATTTTGATATTGAGCAATTTGTTCATCAAGAGAATGTCTATTGTCTTGCATTTTTGCTGAATAAGCAGTAACATCAGCTCTTGCAGTTTCTACCTCTTTTTGAAGTTCTGCTTTGTAATTTTGAATTTCACCATTGAATTTCCCTAATGCTTCTTGGTATTCAGCTTCAAATTCTCTTAATTGAGCTAATTCACTTTGTATTGCAGTATTTGCTCTTGTAACTTCTTGACTTGCTGTTTTTAACGTAGATTCAGCTATTTCAGTATCATCAGTATTTAAACGACCCTGTGCAGATTTTGTAGCAGAGAGAGCATCGCCGCCCACATCATCTCCATCATCTATTAATTTCTCTGCCTTTGTTAAAGCATCGGTAATAACAGAAGAATCAAAGGTAAATGCAGTTGGACCAGAATAGATTGGCAAAGCACCAACAGACAAAGTGTCATCAGGCTCTGCCCCGGCACTTGTATAAGAAAGAACTGACGACGGCACAGAGATTCCACTTAAATCAAGGTCAGTAAAAGATGGAGCAGTTGTTAAAGTTAAAACTGGTAAAGAAATATCTGATGGTAATGATAAAGAACCTGGAGAAGTAATCGTTTTATTTTCAATAGAAAGACTTCCAAGAGTCGGCGGAGTAGGTGCTGTATAAGAAGCCCCAGATATTCCAGATAATGATTGGACACCAACTAAAATAGTTCCACTTTGAGCAACTCCAAAACTAACAACAAGCTCATTAACACTCGTATGAGACAACTCAAAATCAATAGTATCTGGAGTTCCACTTGCATCAATTACTTGTACTATTGGATAAAAACCGCTATTATGAGTTACTGTAACACTCGTTTGACTTATAAATGAAACTGTATTTGGAGTAGTATTAAAGTCTACATTTGCTTGAGTTAAATCAGTTGGTAAACTATCCATTACCGCTAAAGATAGAGACGGTAGAGTTATGTCAGATGGAACATTTGGAAACGATTCGACTACTGGTTCATTAACTCCGCTCAAGTCAACATTTGCATTTGCAAGGTCAGACTGTAAACTTTCCATTACTGACAATGATAACGATGGCATAGTTCCAATAGTTGGAGCAGATGGAGCAAAATAACTAGGACTTGTAATTCCAGAGAAACTAATATCACCGGCACTTATAGCACTTGGAAGATTATCAAGAGAAACCAATACTAAAGAATCTAATGTCAATGTACTTGGCATAGATAATGTTCCAGGACTATTTACACTAATACCATTAATACCTTCACTTGGCAAACTTGTCATAGTAGACAAAGATAAAACTGGCAATACTATAGTTTCATTGAAACTTGGAAAGGAATCAGTAGCATTTGACAAAGTTAATGATGGTAAACTTGTCATTGAAACTAGTGTCAAAATTCCTAATGTTGGAGCAACAACTGAAGCCCAACTAGGAACTTCATTTTCAAAATTAGTTAAATATGCAGTAATAGCATCAATTTCATCTTGAGAGTCTCTACGCATTAACGAAACCTCTCTCAATTTCCCTTGTATAACAACATATAACCTCACTGAATCGTCAAGTTCTTCTGGGAATGTTATTCCACTTATACTATTTAAAGAAGAAACAGCAGAAGCATCAACAGCAGGAAATTTAGGATGACTTACTTTACCTTGCTCACTTGAAGTTGGAGCTGGTAATACAAAAATAGAACCATTTTTTCTATAAAACTTTGGGTCAATTTTAGTTGCATAAACTAAATCATTTACATCTTGGGCTCGTCCTGCTAAAGTAAAAGGAATTTCTTCACACTCATAATCTTTGCTATCATTTACTCTAGCTACTCCAATAATATGAGAAGTTTTAACAGTTCCCAAAGCAACTCCATTTCCATCAGAAATAGTAGAATCTGTCGCAAAAGCCCATGCTTTGGTTGGATTAAAAGTTATAACAGAATTTATAACGTCTCTTGCTCCAAGAGTATACCAATCATCTAACATTGCTTGAGTAATACCTATATCTCCACTAACTGCTTCAGCTAATTGGTCAAGTGCTTGTTGGTCTAGATTTTGTAAAGCCATTATCTTAAAGCCGTTCTTTTATCTGGTATAGGAACTTTTGGTCCATCATACTGTAATTTACCACCGTTTGTTATTGCAACTCTCTTTTTCCAAGCTGTATAATGTCTATTGGCAGAAACAATATCTGCTTCGTTCATATTTGGTTTATCTGCATAAAGATTGCTTAATACATAATGAATTAAAGAACTTTGAATTCTTTTTGAAATATCAGGCTCATGAGTATGAATGTCTTTTGCTGATATATCTAGTTTTGGGACAGAACCTTCGTAATAAACTAAAAGACCGTTAATAAGACTTTCATCAATAGGATTAAATATATCATCAACAACAACTGAAGCATCCACAACATCAGTAGTAACTAATGCTATTTTATTATCTTCCAAAAACCATCTTAAATACTTTTCTGGATATGTATATTTTGAAGCCATTAACCAGTATCTCCTATATCAATATGACCAATTAATCTTGGAAATGGTTTATATTTACCATCTTTATTGAGATAAAATACTCGTTTAATATTAATAACATCATCTGCTAATGGATAAAGCAATTGATTCTGAACAACATTTATTTTCTTTCTATGTATTCCACGTAATATATTGTCAGCATCATCAAAAGCATCATTAATCAATGCAACTACTTCTGCTAAAGTAACATCTGGAAATACTTTCTTAACTCTGCTGTATATATGTTGAACTGTCATAATTCAAAACAAATATATCTAATATTAACTGCTCCTGTGTCTGCTTTGGCATATAAAGCAGAAGAAGCACGAAATAAAGCTACTTCACCAGCAAGTAACTTAACACAAAGAGCATCTGCGTCAGCAGACACTTTTACTTTACCTATTGTAACAAAATTTGTTGCATCAAGATTCTCAATTAGCCACCAGCCTTGAGTAGCAATGTCAGCTCCAACAGCTATAACTTCCTCTGCTGATGTTCCTATACTTTGAGTTCCTTGAGTAAAATCTACACCAGTCTGACTTATAAAAATATCTTTAAGCGGGAAACTGATGTTATCTCCGCTTGCTGGATTATAGTCAACTTTGACTCTTACTCGTAATTCGTTAGCCATAATGTCCTTTCAAAAGTGAGGCGAAACAGTGAAACAACGAAAAGACTGCCTCGCCTCACTAACCATTTATGAAGTGGTTACGTCTCCATCATTGGACGTTACTCCACGAAAATACCATGAAGTACCATCACAATCGAACTCAAGCCAATCACCTTTATTTGTAGATGTTCCAATTATAACATTGGAAACTCCTGTTGCACCACTAGAACCTGGACCATCATCACCAGTATCAACTTCATTCTCACGAACTTTGCCGAAACCAATAGCTGAACCAAGAGCTATAGTAATAGCACCAGTAGGAGTATCTTCCTGAACTACAAACTTGTAATGTAAACCAGCTCGAACTGAAGGCATTGTAATAGTGTAAGCACCACCTGCTGAATCCAGATATAGCAATTTACCAGCATCGCCATCAGTAAGAGTTACTGCGACAGTGATAGTTTCAGCTACCTGATATCCATGAGATGGAGCACTTCCTAATCTAGCCATTTAATACCTCCTTATGAAGTGGTGAAAGCACCTTGAACACTGCCCATACCACTAACATACCAACTCGTTCCATCGCACATGAACTGCACATAATCACCTTTTAACGCTGTAGTGTCAATTAAAACATTAGACACACCAGCGGCGGCAACACGATTATCTTCATTGGTGTCAGCCTGTACAGCCAAGTTTCCGTAAATGATTGCAGAGCCAGCAGCGATAGTAACATCAGCTGTTGGAGTATTCTCTTGAACCGTGAACTTAAAATTAAGTCCATTCTCAACAGCTGGTAATGTAATTGTATATGCACCGCCAGCAGCGTCTACGAAAAACTCTGAACCACTATCAAGTTTAGTTAAGGTTGCAGTAGTTGTTATTGGATACGTTGGAGCAACTTGAGTATCGTGCATTGTTAATAACACAACCTCTATAGTTACTATTCCAGTATTACTATTTGTATTAACTGTTATGATTACATCATCACCATTTTCCAAATACGTTGGGTCAAGTGGAAGCACTTTAGTTGTTGGACTAAAAGCACCTGAATTGAAATCATCAATGAAAGCATTAGTATCATTGGTTTTTCCAATATCAATGTCATAATCAGCGTCAAGACCTGACAGCTTTGCATAACCACCAATTACTTTACACTGGTCAACTGTACTAGTGAAAGTTTTATTAGTAGTGTCTTCTGCCGCCAAGTAATACCTGAAACGTTGGATTTGCATTTCTTCCGCAGTAACTCCGGAAGCAAGTATTAAGCCAATATCATATAGAGCATTGACTTCTCTACTTGTTAATTCACCTTCTGGGTGACCTGCTAAAGCATAACCACCGGATGATCTTTTTCTGCCAAACATAGGTTATCTCCTTTCTATGTCCAAATTGCGTGAGTTTCACCAGCTCCAAATTTGAAACCAATGTCTCCCTGAATTAAGTCAACTCTGTAATCTTCACCAGAATTCGCTATTGTTTTAACGCCAACATGAACCGTAACATCACGATTCTGTCCATTACCAATTAATGGTCGAATCTTTGCTTGTTTCAGGTTTATTGCTGCCATCTTAACAGGAGAACCGTCAAGGTGAACATCTCGAATTGCGTTCAATCTACTACCCAATACATTGAAGGATGAGTAGTCTACACCAACAATCTTGCCTTTTCCAGCAAGTTGAACTGCATAATTAGAACTTAATTCAGCAGTATTTTGATGTAAACTCTGACCTCCAAGTTTATGTAGCCAGTTCCAAGTAGGTGTATCTACAAAATACGCCATACTAGAACCAAGGTCGTACTGATAACGAGGGTCATTCAAAGCAGAGAAATCTTCAAGAAAATCATCAAGATTTTTTGAACTTCTCGTCAATGAAAATGTATTGGCGTTTGCAAGAGCATAATTAATGAATCCTTCTGTATAGGTATATCCATCATCATCTTCATACTGGTCACCGAAGTAAGCAGTTTGACCTATATCCCAATTCATTTCCAACATCTTTTCTTCCCATTCTTCAGCCCAAGGATTGGACTCGAACTTCAGTTTGGTAGCCATTGCACGACCACTCATCATTGCACTTACTTTAAATATCTGATTAAAACCAGTTTGTGTACTGTACGGTTGTGGTCTCCACGTTTCACCGTAACCAGATAATTCATGATAACCAGTACCTACAACATAAGTACGAGCTAATTCAAGGCGTTCAGCCATTGAACTTGTACCCGTACTATGACTAACATCTAACAATGCGTCATCAGCCATATATACTGGATACTCATTAGCAGCGGTAGTTTGCACTCTAATGAGTTTAAGATTAAGAGCAACTCCTTCACGTTGTGCTACACTGGAAGCATTTTTCTGGTCCCAGTTATAAACAGATAATACCCTGCAAATTGCATAGTCTTTTACTGTTTTTGCAGCAGAAACTTCATTATTTTCATCGTAAAGGCTATTTGTCAGATTGATTTTGATTGTCTGGTTAGGCAAAAAGAAATTAGGACGAGTACCTACAGAACCAAGAGCAATAAACCCTGTGGAACTGGAAGTCCATCCAGCTTTATTTACCTTATTACCAGCAGTTGCATAATCACCTGCAAATAACATTGTGAATTCACTTCCCAAACTCAAATCTTGAAACGCATTACTAGCACTAACCTTATAACGATTAGAAGCACCTGCATTTCCAATGAATTGAGCCCACGTTGTGGTTGCATTTTCGTACAACAAGTCAGCAGATAAAACACCTGTTGTATCTATACCTACTGGGTAAGCAGCACGTTTATAAACACTTGTTTTTCTGCGTTCCGTGTATTTCCATTTAGCATCATCAGTTGGGTCTTTTAAACCCTTGATACGATTCATCAAATGGAGAAACGGGTCTCGACGAAATGATAGTTTTGTGAATGAGTTACCGAAATTGTACTGTCGTCTTAAATCACCCGTAGACAAACTAGAATTATCGTCACTGACGTTAAAACTAGTTGCAGGGTGGTCTAAGCTATGAGGAACTCCTGAACCTGACGGTAAAGTAATTCCCGAATAATCATCTGCCATAATGATTCTCCTTTCTTATAGAGAAAGTTATCCAAAGATACCTTTCTCACGTTCACCGAATACTTTATCAAAGAATTTATCGTCATTCTTTGTATCAAGCATTACGGACTCTCTTGTGCCAAGCGAATCACCATTTAACATTTGCGCATTTTGAATCTGTTTGATAGTTTCAGAACGTGCTTTTTCAGCAATACCCTTTGTAATATCATTTCTTTTCATTAAGAAATAAACATCATCAAGAGTAAGCTGATGTTCCGACATATATGTTTTGAGTTTTTGAGAATCATCTTCAGAGATTTTCGATTTAGAAACAAAAGTCTCAAAATCTCGTTCCTGCTTTTCTGAAGCACGAGTACGAGCATTGCTAGCTTCTATTTCTTTAGCACGAGAATCAGCTTCAATTCTTCCCATGTATCTCATCACTTTTGCCGAATCAGAGTTAATGTCTGACATCGCTTCTTCAGCATCGAAAACGAAATCGTCAGCCAATCCTAAAGCCTCTTTTGGAGATTTAGGTGACCTGTCAGCTTCAATAGCATTTTGCATAGTTTTTACTAAAGCTGGGTTTTCTTTCATTTCCTGAAATATGGGCATAAAAGGTTCTAATTCATTCAGTTGAGTCTTCAAATTAATTGCTTCCTTACTCGAATCACCATAACGCTTTTCAGCAGTTTTGATATCACTTCGTAATTCAACTATTTGTTCTTCAACCGATTTTTTATTACCTGTCCCATCGGCATCGTTACCAGAGTCCGAAGGTGAAACCTCGGGAGTTACCTGATTAGATTTGTTATCATCTAAAGATTGAAAAAAGTCTGAAGCGTCTCCAGCATTAAATATGCCGTCATCAACACTTGGGGTTTTTTCAGTATTAGTATCTTTTTCTTTAGTCATAATGTCTTCCTTAATTTACTTTTCATTATTTGTATTTTTCAAGTCTTTTTTTATATTTTCCTTAAACTCTTTTTCCAGTCGAACCACAGAGTCTTTTAGAAGTTTAAGTTGTGCTTGAGTGTCTAATTTTTTCTTATGGATTTCAACTTCTACGTCTTTTGAAGTCCCTTTAATACGAGACTGTACTATTTGTCTTTCAAGAGTTTCTATAGTTCCTTCCTTATCTTTCAATACCTTCTCTAATTGTTGTATCGCATCACGCTGTTGAGAATATAAAGACTTACGTTTAACAATAGCCTCTTTATTTTCAATGTCAGTTACTTCAAGAAACGCTATATCATCAATAGCACCTTTCTCAAACCAACTTTCATAAGCAGCAACTAAAGCCCAACGATTAACAGGTGGACCAGAACCAGCTTCTAAATAAACATCAAATTGTGTTGTCTCATAATCCATTGCTTTTTGAATAGCACCTGTTTTATCTGGATAAAGCATATTAATTTCAACTGATTCAATATCTTTAACATTATTTGGATTCACTAACCTAAACACTTTATTGGATGTATATGTAGATTGAGCAAACTGTTGAACTACCTTACCAAGATGCTCTAAAGCTGGATTAACAATATGGTCCATCCATGCACGTATTCTACGAGTACCATATTCATCCTGTTGAAGCAATCCACGAATAGTTTCATGTTGAGCTTTTACATCCCCTTGCATACTGCTGTAAATACCAGACATATACTCAAGGTCAACTTTACCTTCTTGTACTAAACTAAAGAAAGCATTATTTAATGGAGTTGGATGAATTGCATCAGGTTTTTCATAACCTTGTCTATATTTTAAACGAGCACCTGGAGAAGAACTGTAATTATCCCACTCATCATCATCTACTGCTCCATCTTGAATAAGCCATCTTAAAGAACCTGACAAATTTGCATTATGAATTGTAATTTGATGAGCCTTATTAATTTCCTCCTGTTTTCCAACCAATGGAGTTGAAGCTGACATAGAAAATGGAGTACCAGTGTGTATATAAGGAACTGGAATAATCGGATATTCTGTTATTTTAGGATTCAACATTCTTTCAAACAAAAACTTATCACTAACAGAACACCGTACATTTATACGTGGTTGATAAAAACTATTAGCATTTATTATCTGTCTTGCAATATCCATATTCTTTAAAAGAATTTTATACTGTTTATCATTAACTACTTTATGTTCAGTAGAAGATGCAGATTCCTCTGCCATTTTCATAATATTTTTAGTCTCAAACTCAATAGCCTGCAATGTTTGTTCTTCTATTTTCTTAATTTCCAATTCAGCTCGTTCATCTATCATTTGACCTTCAGCCAAAGCCCGTTGAATCTGTGTAATAGATTCTTCTTGTTTAACCATCAATTCTTCAGCCATCCTTTGAATCTGTTTTTGAGCACCTTCACGAATATTAACAAGTTCAGTTGGACTTGGCATTATTTTAATAAATACATTCCAAAACTTTTCACAAGTTTTATAATAAGTATAATAGTAATCAAGTATATCTTCTTGTTCGCCTTCAACAGTCAAAGCATCTACAATATCTTCAGACTGTATACTATCAGATTCCTCACGGTCTCTATCTGAATAAGTTCGCTCACCAAAAGAACTGTTAGATGTAGCTTTTTTTATTTTAGTTTTATATTGAGGAAGTTCTCTTAAAAGCTGACCACGAGTAAAAGTCTTTCTTATTTGAATAAAATTAGCATCACGATACAAAGCATCTCTTGACTTTTTATCAACATAAACTTCCCAAGGACTTGGATTTTCAATTAAAACTTCACCCATTCCCATATCTAAATTAGGGTCAGTCTTTACATGAAAATAACCAACACTTTTTGTAAGAGCATCTAATATAACAGATGAATATAAAGTCTGTCCTTTTGATAATCTCCATATATATTCTGCTATTGTACTATGAACAGCAGCAACATTAATATCTGAACCCTCTACACCAACACCTACCCATTTAGGATTATTAGCAGTTGCAAAGAATTTCATTATTTCAATAATAGGCATAATTCTATTAATTGTAAACGTAGGCATCCCTGCTGATTTTAAAGATTTTAAATCATCTTCACTTATCTGGTCACCCAAATAAAAATCATAACCTTTTTGTTGTTTTGCTTGCCATGTTTGGCGTTGTGAATCATTAGCAGCATTATACAATGCTATATTACTCTGTGCTTTTTCTTCTTGTGTCATTTTAGCCATTTAACTAACTCTCCAATTTTTTGCTTTTACGATTGGTTTGACAAATCCAGTTTTGTCTTTATCTAATTTTAATTTTGGTGGAAACGCATTTTTTCTCATAAAAAAGAGGCTCTCAATCAAATCATCATGAGCCATTTTGTCTCCAAATGTAATTATTTCATGTTTAAGTTCATATTGATTTTCTAACAAAAATATAGAACCTCTTGCAAAGTGTGAATTTAAACCTGAATAAATTTTGTTTATTTTGTTTCTGCCAGCTGGTTGTTCAGGTATAACAGACAAATGAATATTTCGTCTTTCATATTCAGACTGCAAACTTTGGAACACACTCCTAGTCATTGCAACATCTTCTACAGTAGCTGACTGGCAATAATACTTTAAATACAAGTCAAATAAATAATCAACAACACCTTTTCTTCCTTTTAATTCACCATTTTCATTCCGCAAACCAAGAGTTGGAATACTTCGTTTCCGTATATACTCCAACACTAATGTATTATTCATACTGTCAACAGCCCCAGCCATTATAACAGAATAGTCAGAACCTTTAGTATCTATATCAGTTGCAGGGTCACATCCAATAAAAGTATTAACAATGTTTTTTCTTAAATTTCCTTCTTGACCTGTTACTATATAATTAAAACCGTCTTCATGCAAGAAATAACCATCCCAAGTTTTAACATGATTTGAAGTAAGCAAAGAAAATTCAGAAGATTGTACTTTAAGTTCATATTCTTGATAATAACCAGCTTCTCCCTTTGGAGAATCTCTATACTCTGCTTTCTTTTTATCAAGCACTCGTCTCGGCAATCTATCTTCCCATAATACCCCACCAGCCATATCTGGCTGGGTTGCTCCATAAACCATTATTTTCCAACTATGCTTTTCTTTTTCTTCTTTACCAGCATCTTCTAATTTAGCATATGTGTCAATAAAACCTTGAGCCATACTAGCATAATGCATTGGAGTACCAATAAAAATAAGACGACATCCCTTCTCATCACCTTCAATAGCAGGAAGTATACCATTCATTATATTATCAACAATACTCATTCTACTATTAGAAGTTTTTGTATTTTCCTCATTTTCACAATCATCACAAAACACTCGCTTATAACGAAGATTACCCTTTGCTATTGTTGGCTGTGTATCTCCACGCATTGAAGTCAAATTACTACTACTTATCAACTTATCACCATACGCAGTTACTATTTCTTCTTGATTCCAAGTATCACCCTTTAAATTATATACCTTTAATTTTTCAGAACCAAAATAGTAATTAAGCAATTCATTATGTTCAAAATGCAAACGCATATACGCAACATTATTTTTAGACTTTCTTTGACTTGAAGAAACCCAACCATAAAACAAATGACGTTCAGCATCGCACAATCCCCATTCATGAGCCTTTTTTGCAAAAGCAAAGTCTCTAATAATAGAAGCCTTTACCAATGTGGTTTTGGCATGGTCTCTTGATATAATAATAGAAAGAGGTTTCATGCTGTCAGATATTAATTCATCACCTATTGTAAAATGCACAGGAGAACTTTTACATTTCATAAAATCTCCAGGAAGAAAATAACGACCAAAAGAAATCAAGTCCTTATAAGTCTGAACTATAAGAGACTCTGCTTCTGATATATTACGTGAATTAATGTTGAACATTAATAATCTTATTTCTTTTTAGAAGAAGTTGTACGTTTTACTTCTCGTTTAGAAACTTTCTTTTTAACCTTCTTTTTAGCCTTTACTTTTGGCTTTTCACTGACCACAACATCAACTTCTTTAACAATACTCTCTATTGGTTCTGAACTAGAACTATACTGGTAAAGTATACTATCCCTTGGAGAAATCATAGGTTTAGCACCAGTCTCCATATAAAAAATAGTATATTCAGTAATATAACCTGTTATTGGTTGCCCCTGCTCTTTAGCAATCTTTTCAGTTTCAGCCTTTAAAGATGCTACTTGTTTTTCATTTACTTCCATTTTTAGTTCCTTTTATTAATTTGAAGATTCTTCCTTAACAATCTCTGCTTCTTCTAACTCATCAGGTCTTTTACTAATATCATCCAAAGTCTGTTGAGTTACTTCACCAAACAATCCAACTGCTCCAGGTAATCTATGTTGTTCTTTCTTTTTAGAACCATTAAATGTACCAAGAGCATCACCAACCTTAACAGTTGACCTTATTTTGTCAGCATCAGTTTCAGCATTATCTGCAAAGTTTTTAAGTTTTTCAAATACCCATTCGTGAGTTAAGCCCTGTTTTTCAGCGGCTTCTTTAACTCCTTTTTCTAGTTCTGCCATAATTCTATCCTGTTTTAATAAACGGTCACAACTCATCTTTATTTTTTCTGGTTGAGTTTTTGTATATATCTTACTATAAATTGAATAAACATCAACAATATCACTAAAAAGAATAGCAAATACAAACTTCTTTTCTTTATTCGTCAAATGATTTCTTGTATTCATAGCACAAAAATCCCTGTCAGCATCAGTCCCACCAAATGTATATCTACTCTTATGTTTATTCCAATCGGTATCCATTTTAAAATGGTCAGTACCAGGTTTCATAAAAAAAGTACCCACAACAGTACGACACCAACCATCTGCATAAGAATAGTTCTTTGTATCTTTTGGATGTTTAATTTTATTAGACACTTTTAACATCTCAACAACACCACCGTCACTGGCAACAACCCAGTCACCTTCCTTACCATAAGTCCAGTCCTCAATCAATTTAGGAGCATCATTACCAAAATATTCCAGAAACTCATCTTTATTACGGAAATTATAATGTTTCTTTCCTTTTATAGTCTGCCAACGGAATTTAGTATCATCAGCAATATCTTCTCTATATGGAGGAGTTGGCATTATGCTAACTCCTTCCCCTCAACTCCACGAGCTACCCTATTCTTTGTTCTTGAAATTAACCAACCCAAAGCTTGATGACTATGAGCCAACGCCTCATGTGTCTCCTTACACTGAAACGGACCAGACGCATGAGCATCCAACTCTTGAGTTACAATAAAAAGCAAGTCTTCAATAGTCACACCATTAACTCCAACCGAAGGAACTGTACCATTCTGTATTTGAATATCCAACAAAACATCATCAGTCTTTCTGTTCTTTACAGTATAAAAATGAGAAATATTGTCAACATCAACCATCGTATGAAGATTCTTAAAACCATCACTCATGAAACACCTCTCATAATTTCACTACGAGCTATGTAATCACGCAACTCCTGGTTAATCTTAGCCAAATGTTGATTAGAAGAAATAGCATCTATTATTAAATTAAATACCATCTGCGGAATTTCATAACCTTCACCATCAATCTCAATAATAGTACCAGTCTCTGGAAATACAATAGTTGATAACTTGTCCTTGATTTCCTTCTCTGCCTTTTGTATCTGCTTCTGTATGTCTTTACTCATTTACGCTCCATTGTTTCATCAACAATATACTACAAAACCCATGTTATATACAAGTATTATTTTTAAAGCAAATAAAAAAAATTAAAGGTACTGGAAAAACTAATTCATTAAGCAAAATAAAGGGAAAAAGATTACGTTAATTTTGAAAATTGAAATTATTAAAGCAATTAGATATTTGAAAATATGAAAAATTTTGGTGTGAGGACATACTTACCGACCATACCCCCTAAAAACGTTTTTTCATTTTTGAAATTACGTTATTTTCCATTAACTAACGAAAAGGAGACTAATTATGTCTTTATTCATTACACGCCCAGCTACAGAAACAGTGGGCAGTACCAACAGCGACTCCCAGTTAACCATTTCGACCAAGAAAAAGTTCGAGGTAATGATTCACGATGACAACCTGTACTTTGTACGTCAGGGCGGAGTAGGTTCAAAGGTCTGTGATTTAACCGACGCAATGTTGGACCAATTACGTGATTTAGAAGGCGGAGTTGATTTGGAACAGCAGTAGTTCTTCTAACACCACTGGCTCGAAAGAGCCAGATGTTACAAGTATACTGAACAATTCATGGCGGGAGCAATTACGTTCCCGCCGTCCAAATTAAAAAAGGAGTTAACAATGAAATGCAAAATAGAATCCTGTAATAATCATGCTGAAGAAAGAGTTCAAGAACCATCAAATGAACAAAAATGGTACTTAAATGCAGAAACAAATTATTATTATATATGTAACGAATGTGAAGACAAAGGATGGAAATATAATACTGTAAGCGATGAATATTATTTTAGACCAGCTCATAGAGTTAAAGTAATTTTAAATTTAAAGGATTAAAAATGTATTTAACAATAAAAGTTGAAAGCAAGCAGAATACTGTAGTCCAAAGGATTATTAGAGAGATGATTAAATTGTCAAAAGAACTCAATATAATAGTTGAAACTGATTTTCATTCTACAACTTTAAGAGTCAGTCCATCTTCTAAAGAGATGGATATTTATAATGATTGGAAGAAAGCAATAGATATTAATACAAAAGATTTAAAATAATGAGTCAATACATAAATATAGCAAGGGTAATTCCATCTTCAAAAGCTGGAGATTTTATTGTTAAGTTTAAAAGAGTTACATGGTTATTGGCTTATAATAAATATTTTACCAAACCAGATGAAGGAATAAAAGACATTGGAGGTCATGTTCCAATTTATACCATATTTCATAATAAAAAGAAGATTGGCTTCGTATTAGTTCATATTAGTAAAAAGGATAAACCATATTTAGTATTGATGAAAAGAAGACAACAGAAAATGGGAACCAGAATAAGTGGTAGAATGAGAAAGTATTACATATTTGATTTAAATGATGATTACAGTCCTATTGATAATGCAGTAGTCAGTTATAAAGTATACTCAAAAACTAAAATTTATTAAAGCAACGGACTTGTAGATTTATTCGACTGGAAACGCAGATATGATAACTTTATATTTAAACCCCATTATATCTATAGTTATACTAAGGCTTAAAATATTAAAAAACAAGTATTATTTTAAAAAAAATGAAATTAAATTAAAATAGAGAAGGAAATAATAAAATGAATAATAAAAAACATATCATCAATACTAGATTAATAATAATCCAAGAGTATATTGACATTAAAACTACTGAAATAACAAATGTAGAAGTGAGTAATATCTTAATTAAGAGTGATGGTGTTAAAAACACTCAATCTATCAAGTTAATTAATACTATTCTATCATCTCTTTAAATTTAATTAATTACTTGGGTCTTAACAATATTAATACATTATAGCAATGATTTTAATCTTTCAAAAAGAGGTAAATAAAATGAATACGACAAAACAATACAGAATCGTTAAGAATTTTCTCGAAAATTATAAAGGGATTATCTACACTATTGTAATGACCGCATACATTGGGCTGATTTACATATATCTGAACAAATAAAAGAAAATGATTTTAATCTTCTTAATGCCAGATATAGAAGTAAAAAAGCGTTTGAAATATTAAGACAAGAAGTTAACAAAGGAGTGAAACAATGCAAACAGTAACATTTGACCACACAAAACGCAATATGGTTGAGGCTG